CAGTGCCGCTGATCTCGCTGCTCACATCATTGCGCCGGTCGTGCCCGTCCTTGCTGGCCGTGTAGCCGACGCCAACCAGCAACAGCTTGAAGCTGTCAACCGCAAAATCCAGATCACCGTTGATCAGATCAGTCAGCACCGAGTTGTAGACAAAGGAAGCCATGGCACCCCTTTACGCTCAGGCTAGCGAGTCCAAGTAATGGCGCCGGTTTCGCTCCAGTTAATTTCAAACGGAGTGCCAACTGCTGATGTTCTAGTGCCGCCAAAATCAATCATCGCAAGCGGATAAGAACGGCTGTAGATCGTAGACGCTGAAGACACAGGCGACTCAAAGCACAGCAAAGCGGATTTAGCCGAAATCGAATTGCTTGTTACAGTCCACTTGATTGCACTGTAAGGGCGTGTTGCGCCGATAAGTGTTCTTGGCAGATAAAATGCGCTATTGCCACTCGCGCTGCTCCTTAAAAATGCAACAAATCCATAGAACGGATCATTGATGGCCCATGGCGCTGGCAAGCCACCTTGCACATAGCCATTTGCTGTGGTCAGCTCTTGAACGCCACTAGCCAACAACTCTTGAACTGTTCCAGCAAATGAAGGAACATAAGCAGCATTGTCTGTACCGCAAAGCAGCACAAACATGCTGGCCGTCTTAAACTTCCATACAGTTGAATAATCTTGATGTCTTATGCCATAAGTTCCCAAATTGCGTAGAGCGTTTTCTTGGTAAACGTTGACGGTGACTGCCATGGTTTTTTAGGCTAGTTGCCATTTGAAAATGCCAGCCGCCGGCCAGCTCAACGTAAGCGACTGACCGGCGCCCACTGTTGCCGTCATGTCAAAATCAATCATAGCAATCGGCACAGATGTATAATAAATGTCATTGTTATAAATGGCTTCGGCGCCCTGGTAGCAAAGCAATGCTGACTTAGCCACAATACCAAGACCGGTGGCAGTCCATCGCACGGCATCAGCTGTAAACGTAAGCGCTCCAGATGCGTATGTAAAGCGAGCGTTTGTCAAAGTCTTGCCGCCTTTGGTGTATCCATTTGCGGTTGCAAGCTCATTAAGGCCGGTTGTTGTGTAGGCACCGCCACTAAATCTATTTCTCAAAAAATCGCTATCAGCAGCGTTAAAAGTTGAAACATCAACACTGCGCAATGTCACAAAAAATGGGCATCGTGTTTCCGTCCCATTTGTGTTAGTTTTTTGGAGCGCTCCATAAGCGGCGAGTGTGTATGTAACGCCATTGAAAACGTTGATCGTGACTGCCATTAGCTCGGCACCGGAAAAGCTATTGAGAAGGTAGCCACAAGACTTGGCGCTTCAATAATGACACCAGGTGCGCCAGCTGTCAGTGAAATGTTTATCGTCTGCGCTGTTCCATTGGCAGCTGCACCACGGCCCGCATTTAACCCAATAGGAATTGTCGTCGTGAACGGCAGGATGTCCGCCGTAGGTGCCACAGAGCTGCTCAGCGTCACGCTGACACCATGGCTGCCGCAGGGATAATCCTCAACCGTTGGCGGCTCGGCATAGCTCCATGCGTAACCCTGCAACGAATAATCAGCCACGCTGCTCACGCCGCTCATCACCTCAGCCGGCAATGCAAAATTGCCATAGGGCCCGCGGCGCGCCTGGTAGTGCAGCAGGATCGCCAACACCTGCGCCTCGCTCAGGCCGATGAACTCAAGCTGCAGCGTCGAGTTGATCAGCACGTTGGAATGCCGCACGCGGTTCTCCATGCCGTTCACGCCTTGGTAGGCGGTGTTCGGGTAGCTACCGGGCGTGAACGTCCGGCTGCTTGGTACCAGCGCAGGGAAGGTGCTCATCCGTAGCTATCCAGGCCGTCGTCTGGATTGGTCACGGTGCCACTCGCTGTGCCTTGAACTGGCACGTTGCCGATCAGCACCTCATCCGATGGCACCACAGCATCCTCAACAGCAGGATCAAGCGGTGCCGGTGGGTCGATCACTTGGATGTAAACCTCAGCCGGGATGGTTGAATCCGTCGCGCGGCCGGCATCAGCGTCGCAGCTGGGGCCGGTCTTGGTGGTATCCACCAGGCCAGCTGTATAGGGAACATTGGCCACCGCAACTGCCACGATGCTTCTTCCCAGCGTATCTACTGGATGGTGGATGCACTCGTAGCTCACCACACCTTCCAGCGATTTGCCCATGGTGACCACCTCATAGAGGAAGTCATGCACAGCTTCGCCAACGCCTACCGATGCGCGCGGCAGCTTGACGCGCACGAGGTCGCCAACGCTCACGCTGACGTTGTGCGCCTGGGGCCTTGCCTTGAACGTGACTGAGTGGGTGATGTTCACGCGGCTGGCCAACAGGTAGGCGCCAAACCTGGCAGCGTGCATCCCGCTGGTGCAGAACTCGCTGAGGTCATGCGTTTCGATTGATAGGTTCGTGCGTGCGGTGTCGGAGTAACGCAGCTCCACGGTGCGGATGATGCCGATGTCATCTTCTGCCTGCTGGCGCCACATCACCTGCGCTACAAACGGCTGCCGCTGCGTCAGGTCGCTGTATTCAATGCGGAACGAATCCAACAGGATTGTATCCTCATCAAACTGATACACCGCCACTGAGCTGGTGGTGTTGACTGAACCATCCTCCAGCGTTGGCACCAGCGGCTTCAAGCCGCGTTTGCCTTGCACGCGGCTGGCACGCACCAGGAAGTAAGGCGCCCACTTCGTGATCAGCTCCTCGTAGTTGATGCTTTCCTTCAGCACGCAGTCACACTTCAAACCATTGGCGCTGAGGAATCGCGCGACCGTGGTCAGGCCTGCTGTATCAATCAGGTTGGCATTTAATCCGCCGATGTTGGCAAGCAGCCAGTTGGTCAGGTCTGCGAAGTTATCGCTGGGGCCAAAGGCCTGATCTGCCAACCGCTGCACATACATGCCGCCGCGAATGAACAGATGCACCTGCCGGTCCCACAGCGTTGAGCCATCAGCCACCTGCCGCGAGAAGCTGAGCGTTGAGATGCCTGGGTAGCTGCCAATGCTGCCGCAGTTCTGCGGGCAGTTTGGCAGCGTGTAGCCACTGCGCTGCACAATGGCATTTTCTGGGATCCAATCACCGGCGCGACGGTTGAAGGTTTGGGTGTGGCTGCCATGGCGGCAACCGCCGGAGAACACATCACGCACCGGAATCGAATCCATCAATCCCTCGCCCAAGACCAGCAAGTAGAACGCTGTGACTTGATTGGTGGCGCTGTTCACAAATCGCGCTTCAGTGGCGCTGGGGCTGATCAACACACCGCCAACACCGGCCACCTGGCGGCAGAAGACGATCGGCACCACATCACCCAGGCTGGCAGCTTGCTGTGCCACATCCAGCGGCCTGGTCACCGCCGCCGGTGGCGACGTGGCAGGTGGTGGCACGATGCCGGTCTGAATGCTCATGACCGGCGCTGGGTTCAAGTCCTGCGCAAAGAACGGAATGTCAAGCGCTTTACCTCCACCGGTAGGCGCGGCTGATGGAGTGCTGCGCGTCATGGCCGGAACCCAGTGCCCATGATCGCGCTGGTCAGCGTGCGTGGTGGCACCTGAGCGCCAACAGCGGCAACAGGTGCGCCGAGGGTCATGGTCAAGTTGGTCAGGCTGCCACCGCCGCCCACCACCTGACCGGTGTATGACGCGATCAGCTCCTGCCCTGTCTGCGGGACATCGTTGCCGTTGAGCGCATCGAACTGATAGGTGGTCAGATCCACCAGGTAGGCATTCTGAAGTGCTGCTTCAAATGCCGCCACCACAATGCCGGTTGCAGGCGCTGTGATGCTGATGTCAGATTCAACGCCGCTGGCGCCTTCTGTAAAGCCCTGCGCTGTGAATGCAACGCTGAGCCAGAGATCACCATTGAGCAGCACGGCCTTGCTGTAGTAGCTCTGCCAACGGTTGATGGTGACACCAGCGGCTGAGTAAATCCGAAGGTACTGGGCTTGCGCGCGTGCCATTAGGACAGCCCCAACTGAATCCGCGTCGCCGGATTGCGCAGGCTATCAAATACAGAACGCACGGCCGTCCGCAGGCCAGCTTCAAACTCATCAATCGTGACAAACCTCTGGTTGTCAAATTGAATCACGGGGCCAGTAGTGATCTGAATTATGGGCTCAACGTCAAACGTATTGGTCTGATGAATAGCAAGTTGCTTTGGTTCATTGCCGACTAGCAAGTTTTTATTGGGAGCACTGCCGGTTAAGCCGAGATTGGTGATTTGTTCCTCTAGTCGCTTAAAGCTTTCCCGAGCAATGTCGCTTCCTGTGGATGGTTGCAGGCTGCGCAGCCAGGCGCTGTTGAGAAGCTTTCGCCACGAAAGCTCAGCGTTGTACTGCGCAAAATCTTTCAGCCTTGACTCTGGCAGGATAAATTCACTCTGGCCCCCTTCACCCACCATTGCGATGGTGGGTCTTGTGACCAAACCACCTTCAGCAAATGCTGGAACTTTGATAGGTGTCAACAGTGGCAGCAATCGCAAGCCAAGGAATGGGATTTGCCTCAACCCTTTAAGGATGTTGTTCAGTGCTGCAATCCAGTTATTGAACAGCTCTGCACCAAAGCGAAACGCACCGGCGATGATGCCGCGAACGACGCCGGTGACTGCACCAAACACTGTGACGACGGCTCCTTTTACTTTGCCGAACACTCCTGTCACAAAGCCCGCGGCTTTTTCCCAGTTGCTGCGCCACCACTTGAAGTAGTTCTGAATTGGCTTTTTCAGGATGTTGTTCACAAAGCCATCCCATCCTTTCTTAAACACACTGCCAAGCCAGGTGATGAACTTGCCCAGCGGCTCGCGGAATGCGATGGCCATCGCCACCACCGCCGCCACGGCCAGCACCGTCCAGCCGACAGGGCCAGAGAAGAACGCCAGCAGCGCTGGCAGCACGGTGCCGCTCAGGAAGGCCAGCAGGCCGGTGAATGCAGCACTGATGACGCCCATCGCGGGGCCAAGAGCAGCTGCCCAGCTGGCGATGGTGGCGCCAAGCTTGAGTGCCATCAGGAATCTGCCTGCCATGAGCACACCGTTGATCACCTGCACCAGCGGCCCAAGCGCGATCACCAGGCCGCCAACGGCTCCGATGGTGCCTTGCATCCAATCCGGCAGGCTGCTGAAACCAGTGGCCAGCGAGATGACCAGATCTGTGATTGTGTTGAGTGCTGGCATCAATGCAGTGCCAAGCTTCACGCTGAGCTCAAGCAGCTTGGTCTGAAGCACCACCAGCTTGTCATTGGCTTCATCAGCACCTTTGGCAAACTTGGTTGTCATGGTGATGCCAAGGCTTTCTACTGCTTGACGGCCACCATTAAGCAGTGGAATCATGTCCGCGCCAGACTTGCCAAATAGCTGGATGGCAAGCGTTGTTTTTTTGGCGTCATCTGGCATGGCCTTGAACTTGTCGGCTACTTCGAGCATCACCTCATCAGTGCTTTTCATCTTGCCGCTGGTATCCACCGCACTCAATCCAAGCGCTGCTAGAGCCTTCGCCACACCTTTCGGCCCTTCAGCCAGTTCCTTCAAGGACTCGATTTGTTCTTTGCTTGATTGCTTGATCAGCTTCACCTGGCCATCAGCGTGCTCCTTAGTCAGGTTCTTCTCTGTATTGATTCGGGCCTTGATCTGTTCTTCTTCGGCACGCTTGCGCTCTTCAAGCGCATCTTCCTGTTGCTGCTGCGCATCACGAAACTGCCGCGTGCGTTGCGTCTGCTGCTGCTGGTAGCCACGATCCAACGCCTTCAGCACACTGTCTTCCTCGTCGCGCAATGCTTGCAGCTTTGCTTCCTTCTGCTGGTCAGTCAGATACTTATCATCCTTAATTGCCTTGGCACGCGCATCAAACTGACGCTTTATTGCGCGTTCTTCCTGCTGTTGTCTATCTTTTGCTGCATCGGCTTCCTGTCTTGATTGATCATCAAACGAATCACCCAGCAGTCTTGCTTCTGCTTTGTATCGCTTGTTGATTTCACGCAGTCGATCGTCTGATTCCTTTTCAAGTGCCGCCAGCCGCTTGTCGGCAGCATCCTGGACCGCCTGAACCTGACGATCCTCGCCATCTTCTACCGCCTGCGTCGCATCCTGCAGCGCCTGCTCAGCTGTTTGCCCATACTCATCAGTAGCCGTGCCAGCTGCAACCATGCCGCGGGCCAGCTTGACCATCGCGCCACCCACTGCATCGATCGTGGTGCCGCTCATCTTGGCCGCTTGGTCGAACTGACTCAAGCGCTCAACACTCACACCTGTCTTCTGCGACAGGTCATTCATGTTGTCCGCTGCATCAATGGCACCCTTGGCCATGGCCGCCAGGCCAACGCCGCTCACCAATGGCACCAGGCTGCCCAGCGCGCCGCTCAGGCCGCCGGCGCTCTTGAGCA